CTTTGAGACAGCAGACCCGCTCGACATGATGGCACTGCAGGCATTCGCCCGATGGGTTGACGCAGCAATCTGACAGTATACCACACCGGGGGTGGACTGTATGTTGCCCCCCTATGCCGTATAGGCGTCGCGCCGTACCAAAAAAGTACCTTCTTCCTAACCTACAAAGTGTTACCCAAACGAGATAAATATTTCAAGGAAATCGAAAAAATTTCCGCCAGAAAAAATAGGTCAAAATAGTTGAGTTATGAAAGACTACGATAGATACCTGAATAAGCAAGCAGAAGTATTGAATGAGTTCGATGATTTCTGCGAGCAGTTTGAGCAACGAGCTGCCGAGAACTTTAAGAACCCAAAGAAAGAGGATGCAAGATTTGAATTACTCAAAGAAATCGTCGAACCCAGTGAAGAGCAATCTGACAGTTGAACAAGTGCTTGAGTATGCATTAGAGGAGATCAATGTGCTAAAGCAAGAGGTTGAGCGTCTAAAATCCCCTCAATTAATGTATAAGCGTCCGGGATCCGAGAAGCATGAGAAAATCACAGAATTCTTTGATGATGTAGAGATACGCTTACAGAAGTTAGAGAAGTAATGGCAATACTATTACCAGGTCCAGGTTTCATAAATGTTGGTGGTATGTGGGAGATCTTACCAACTCCTGGTGTAGGGATGTTTGGTACATTTCGAGAAAGTGTATCACTAAACATATATGAAAACATCAATCCTGTACCGATTACTGCTCAAAGTAGTGTGGTATGTCCTGGAGGCACTCCTTTTTCTCTCACCCAACCATCACCAGAGTTGATCACAGGCATCAGTATTGCCCCTGGAAGCAGTGCTGGGCGTACTGGGGTAGGTGTAACCGTATTGATGTCTCGGGGCGGTGTAGGGAACATTCCAGAGATGTCTATGCCAATCTATAATGAACCTTATGTAAAATATTTAAGTATCACATCAGCGCCAGTATTTACGTTAGTATTACCTGTACCTTTGACTGGGTATGTTACCGAGAAGTACTTTTGGGATGGAGATGCAGGATTCTCTGAATTATATCAAGGTAAAGAAACTCCATTAGTGCGAGATAATATCCGAGGTGCTTCACGACAAGGTGGTGTTGGTATTGTAAAGACCCCTGGGTTTCCTAGAGATAAAGCAATTAGTGTAGCGAAGAATATACCGGGGAGCGGAACTCTGCCCATCAGTATGAATGAGGTTGGACCAGGTGCTGCTGCTGTAACTAGAGGTTCTGCTGCTGCAGAACAAGCGTCAGTGAATAGTAGTTATATGTGGTCAATGAAGCCTTCACAAATACAGGTGGAGCGATTATTCTTTACGATTACTGTAACAAGTACATGTCCACCATATACTTGGGTTTTTCCTGCTTATATGGATGTTGATAATAATTGGACACCACATGGTGAACGTATCAAGTACCGAATAAATAGACAGAAGAGAGCATTACCGGGAGAGGAGGCAAAGTTCTAATGGTAGGATCTGGAATGAGTCGTCTAGGCGACTTCGAGAGTGGTCACGGATGTTGGCATCCAGTACCCATTGCAAGTACTGTAGGTACAGTATTAGTTAATAAGATACCTGCGGCACAAGTGGGGGATGTAACTTCTCCTCACGTCTGTCCAAAGAAACCTCCTCATATTGATCAGATTTCAAAGGGATCTAAAACCATATTTCTAAACAAGAGACCAGCAGCACGTATCGGGGATCTTCTGAAAAGTCTTGGTCCTGGTGGTGTTGCTGTTATGGCACAAGGTTCTCATTCGGTATTGGCAGGTGGTTGATTTTGTGGTATAATAACGGTAGTTCACACTAAAACTCATGGCAAATCGTCCAAGTCTGTCTAGTAACGACACAATCGAATCACAACCCAAGAGAACCAGACAGGGTATGGGTAAGCACACGAAGTATACTCCGACTTCACGTAACAAAGCAAAGAAGCGTTATCGGGGTCAAGGTCGGGGTTGATTTAATAAATTATAATATAAACCACAGGAGAATACAATGGGCAACTCACCAACAGATAAAAGTAAAGATTTTATCAAAAGAGGTATGACATTAATCACTCAAGTTGATTCTGATAAATTTTTAAAGAAGGTAGAAGAAGAGAAGAAGGAAAAGCCTACTAAATAAAAATAAAAGTGTCCTGTTGTGCCAGATCTCGCTCCTTTTAAGGATTTAAAGGTTAATTTTAAACCACATCCGATTACTGGTGATTTGCAAGTATCGAAAGAGGATGCTGCCATTAAACAGTCTATTGTTAATTTACTAATGACTGTTCCTGGTGAGCGTCCTTTTCAACCACAATTAGGATCTAGTTTATCAGAGTTGTTGTTTGATCCATTAGATTATGGTGTAGCAGCACTTATTAAGAATGAAATCAATGATACTGTTCGTAATTATGAACCAAGAGTGAACGTGGTTGGGTTGACAGTAGAACCCAATTTTAATGATAATGCATTTGATGTGAATTTTGAATTTGAGATTCGTGGTCGCGAAGACGTTACACCACTACAAATTAACTTCCTTCTGCAGAGAACTCAATAATGAAGTACGTTCAGGTTAGTAATTTAGATTTTACCGATATCAAGACTGAACTCAAGGATTACTTGAGATCAAAGTCAGATTTTACCGATTTTGATTTTGAAGGTTCTGTATGGGCAAATCTATTAGATGTATTAGCATATAATACATATTATACTGCATTCAACACCAACATGGTGACGAATGAATTATTTCTTGAGTCTGCGACCTTAAGAGACAATGTTATTACACTGGCGAAGCAATTAGGATATAAACCAAAGTCTGTTGTTGCGCCAGAAGCAAGTATTAATTTTAAAGTAACATTTCCTGGTACGGCACCTTCTACTATTATTCTCAAGAAGGGTACGGGATTTGTTACTACATTTGATGATCAATTGTATCGATATGTTGCAATTGATGATATTAAGGTGCCTGTGGAAAACAATGAGGCATTCTTCAATAACGTATCATTGTATGAGGGTAACTTAATTACCAACCAATTTGTAGTTGATACTTCATTATCAAAACAAAAATTTGTTCTATCGAATTCAAATACCGATACTAGCACTATTAGAGTGAGAGTATTTGAATCTCCATCGTCATCATCATTTGTATATTATAATCAAATCGACACTATTATCGATATTACGTCTACAAATAATATCTTCTATGTTGATGAATCATTAGATGAGCAGTATCAGTTATTCTTTGGCGACAATGTTATTGGTAAGGCATTAGAAAATAGTCAAGTAGTTGATGTATCGTACTTGATTACAAATGGAGAAGCAACTAATGGTGCTTCACAGTTTACATTTTCTGGAACGTTACTTGATGAGAGTGATCAAGTATACCCTGTACTAGTATCTAATGTAGTAACTGTTTCTAGTGCTTCTGGTGGAGCGGCTATTGAAACAATCGATAAGATTAAGTTTAATGCTCCAAAGCAGTATGCAACACAGAATAGAGCGGTAACTGCCAAAGATTATGCAGCGATTGTAAGAAAGATCTATCCAGCAGTCTCTGATATCATTGTATATGGTGGCGAAGAAGAAAGATATCCTGAATATGGTACAGTAAAGATTATCATAAAACCAAATAGTGGTTCTTCTTTATCAACATTTACTAAACAGCAAATTATTGAAGGTCTTAAAGATTATTCTGTTGCATCTGTTACACCAAACATTTTAGATCCATCAGTTCTTTATATTGAGATCGATAGTTCCATATATTACAATACCAGAGAGACTACACAATTTCCGGAAGAAATTAAATCTAAAGTTATTAGTGCAGTAGATAATTACACTGAACTATCCCAAACTGAACAATTCAATGGTAAGTTTAGATTTAGTAAGTATGTTGGAGTGATTGACGAATCTGATATGTCCATCAACTCAAATACTACAAGTATTATGTTGCGTAAGGATTTTTATCCTTCGTTAAATTCTACTTATTTTTATGAGTTATGTTTCCAAAATGCATTTAGAAAATCATGTGATGGACCTGTACTGCAAAGCACTGGATTTAGAGTTAGTGAATATCCCAATTACACTGTCTACTTTGAAGATAGGGAGGGAAAAATTGCCCTATATAGAATAGATCCTGCAACTGGCGAAAAAGTTGTGTTGAATGATTCTTTAGGAACCGTTGATTATGCAACAGGTGAAATTATGTTATATGATTTAACCATCATTCTCGGTAGTTTCTTCGACAACAGAATTCAAGTCAGGGTAGAACCTGCCAGTAACGATATTGTCGCAGAAAGAAGTCTATATTTAGATGTAGACATTTCTAATAGTAAGTTCAAGGTATATCCAGAGTAACTAGATGAATACACAGATCTCTTCACTCATCGAAGATCAACTTCCAGGGTTTATTGTATCAGAATATGAGAACTTTCAGAAAGTTCTTGAATCTTACTATGAAAATTTAGAGTCTACTGGAAATCCTTTAGATATTATTACAAATTTAACATCCTACTACGATATTGATTTTTATGAGAAAAAGTTGTTGCAAGAGAGAACAACTCTTTCATCATCTTTAAATTCTACCGATACTACCATTATTGTTGCGGATGCATCTTCATTCCCGTTAAAAAATGGTTATGTCAAAATTGATAACGAAATTTGTTTTTATAAAGAGAGAACATCAACAGAGTTGTTAGAAGTTTCCCGAGGAGTGAGTGGTACTACTCAACTCGGTGATTTGTATTCTAAATCAAAATTCGTTTCTTCAGATTCGACTACTCATGATAATGGCAGTAATGTTGACAATTTAAGTCACCTGTTTTTATATGCTATTGTAAAGTCATTTGAAAATCAATATTTAGAATCTTTT